CTCAGTAGAGGAATCACTTCCCAGCGCCAACCCTTGGTTTGCGCTTGCTGGTCTGCCTGGGCGACAGCCAGCCGTGCGCGGTCTCTTGGCCGCAACAGCCCCATAGCCCGCAGCCCGTAGTTAGTGCCCAACAACTCGGGGGGAAAGCCGCAGCCGCGCGCAGCAGCCCGGACTGACCTGACTACGTTCCTATCAGCAGTGGATCGCCAGCGGTTTGCAGGTATGCGAGTCTTCTTAATATATCCATGCACTTTCGTGTAACCTACACGCCGGGGTGCAGACAAACTGTAAGCTTTATCCTTCTCCTCCTGCAACCAATGGCGTGTCACACTCTTGTACGCCTCCCACGCACGCCCACGTGCAGCCTGCACGCACAGACTCTTGGGCATGTGCTCCCAGATCTTCCATTCTCTGATCAACCCATCATTGGTGGCGTTGGTGGGCACACTCAGCTTCGGGCGTGCCACAGTTGCACGTGGGAATCCGCGTGTTGGCAATCCCCACAGCGGGTGGCCGTCCTTAAGACCGCACCCCCTGTAAGGCCACCAGTCCACCTGTTCTAGGCCACCGTTGCCGTCCTTGATCTGCATCAAGTAATCCAAAACGTACCCGGCAAGCTGTCTTCCATCCTTGGGCGTCAATCCTCCAAGCACCATGCTCCACACATGGTCGGAGACGTCTTTGATCGTTGACTCTAGGTCCCGGACGTTGTCTTTGTACCAATTCCCAGAACAAAATGTCAAAATAGTATGTGCAACAGGGTATGTCGGTAGGTTCCCGGCATGCCTGATTAATTGCAGGAACTCATCCCTATTGCGCGCCAACAGTCCCTTTGACACCTGTGACTTGAAACCAATTGCATCTGTTACAAGGGTGTGGCATGTGGCAGCTGCCCAGCTCCTATAGGACACTGTTTCATCATCACCGCATAGCCTCCTTTTCACAGCGTGTCCATTTTGACCAAACAGCGCACGCATCACACTTAGTGTGCACTCAAGGTATACAAGGTGTAGAATAGTGTTGTCACGAGCTGTGTTCCTGTGCCCTGACCACAGTCCACACAGTACCCTTGTGCTCCCCAATGGCGTGCGCATGAAGGCCCGGTGGTATGAGGCCGCCACCCAACGTGATGCTGCAGCTTTGTCGCGGGCCCAGTCGAAGGGAATCTTATCCCATTGCTCAGCTAGCTTGATGTCCACTTCGGCCAATGAACGCAGGGAGTGCAAGATATTGAAGTTGTCATAGTCGTTTGAGACACGCCACACTGCCTCTCCCTGATCGAATGCTACCCACTCGGCAACATCTGATGGGTCTTGTCTCAGCACCATACCACCATGCTTGGTTGCACCCTCCACCAAATGAGAGGCGTAGCCAGCAATCCAAGCCGTGCAGTCATCAACAGCCAGCAATGCACGTTTTTTAAGGCCTGGCTCCGGCTTCGTGGAGCCCCTTGCCTCACACCTTGGCAACTGGCCACACCAGGAAATTATGTCCTCCCTGGTCATGACTTCTGCAGCAGTTGGCTTCGTTGCTCGCATTTGCCAATCCATGTTTGGGTCGACACCACGTAGTTGGTCCTTAATCGCGGCACCAAGTGATGTGGTGCCGTGCGGTGTGCGGGACCAGCGCTCCTGCCAGTGCTCGTCAATGCTTCCACCACTAGATGCTAGGCTTCGCACAATCACCTTAGCCACTTCCGTCAGGTGGTGGTCACGATGCTTGAAGAAGCCACTGCCACCGATCATGCCAGTCTGCGTATCGTAGGCAGCTTTCGCTGATGTCAGTGTAGTGCGTTCGGCATGTTCCTTCTCCCAATCAGCCTGATCCTGAGTGCGTCCACACAAGGCTATCAGCTTCCTCAAGTCAAACACATATTCCCATTCACTCTGGCCATCACCAAACAGCTGGCCGTATTGCCGGGCCTGCACCATTACAGGCTTGACAATGTCTGGCCACATGCTCAAAGGTACTCTATGAACTGGCAATCGACTAGTGACCCAGCGTCCAGCCTTAGTACGCACCCAGATACACAACGCTGCGACGGCGTATGAGAGCTCACCAATCTGCGACAAAAGAGTCTCCTTAATGAGAGTCTCTTTGGCCCACCCCAGGTCCTTGATAGTTCTCGGTGTGACTTTCTCCATTGAAGTATACTGTGCAGGAGGCTGCATATAGGCAGTTTGAAAGAAGTTGTTATCAAGTTCAACGTTGGGGTCCACATTGACGGCGGCTGAATGAATGCCTGTTAGGTCAGGGCCCATCCGCAAGATGGCCGCGTCCTCAAGGCCCGCTGTTCCACCGCCAACATGCACCCTCACGGTCGCCTGGCAACATGCATTCATGCTAGCTATATGAGCCTCAAGTTGCATCATTCTGGTGGGGGTGCGAACCCAAGTGTCGGCATTGACTCCGGGATCACATCCGCACCTCCTGCACTTGGGGACGTTTCCTGCGCCAAGCCTTGGGACGATGTGCCCTCTCCAAAATCCTGAGGAGTCTGGTCTGGAATAGTGGGGTCATCAACCAGCCCAGCTGCATCGACTGGTATATCCGCCATCATTCTCTGCAATGCTTCACTTGCCGTGATTCCACGCTCGAGGCCTTTCCTAATGGCAACCTTGGTGATGTATTTGGTTTCCCCTGCATAACGGGCCAACCGGTCGGGCACACCACCCAGCTCTTCCATTGTCAGAGCATCATCTTTCTTAAATGCCTGGATGGCCGCCACAAGCCGTCCGACGGCCTCACTATGATTGTTCTGTTTGTACTTCTCACTCCCAGTGATTCCCGCTAGGTCTTGCATGATCGACAGACTAACCTGTGCTGCCTCAAGTCTCTTCCCCCGCTCAACATTTGCAAATTTAGTCGTAATGTCGAGAGCCGAACCAAGGCGGTTGGCAAGGAGGCCTGCCACGCTGGTACGGTCAGGGGAGTATATGTCATATTCAGCCGCAAACTTATCGTGCTCTGCACGGTCAAGCACACCAAGCTGTGCCAGCCTTTCCAGCTTACTGAGAATTGCTCCTCGCTCTGCATTCTCTTGGATCCACACTGACTTGGCCTTGTCCTTGTCGAATGTTATGTCATGACCCTTGATGTCATCATCTGTTAGCAGGCCCATGTCACGGAGTTCCTGCATCTGCAGCATAAGCGTCACGTCATCCACAGTGCCACTGGGGTCGACGTCCTCCAAGATTGCCCCCGTGATTAGCCATTGGTCCCCACTGTGCAGTGGAAAAACCTCAATTTCTGACTTGCGCAGTTTGCGCATCAGTTTAAGACGCTTCAGCCCTGAAGCGTTGAACCTCAGTGCTGCATCACCCCGACACCTCCCGTAGACGAATTTAGGCGTCATCCGCGGAGGGAAGGATCCCCACTTGAATTCAGGGGCCTGCACCACACGGATTGAACCATTGGGCATCTCAACTCGGTAGCGCACTGTGGCATTGGCCCACATGACGGCAGCCGCAACTTGCCCTTCAGTGGTGCTGCCAATATGAGTATACAAATTCCATTCGCCAGGGTCAGGAACTTGTGTTGGCACAGCTGGGGTCAACCAATCCATAACTAAGGCCTTCCCAGCGTCAGTCAAATGCCTGATAACGTTAATCCACCATGGCACTTTGTTGACGTCAAGTACAGCCTTCAGCACGTCCCTGGTTACTCCAAGCCCTATACTGGCTAACCCATCATCCATGAAATCCCAGCCTGCTTGCTTAAGCAGGGGGCCAACTCGCTCTTTCGCCAGAGTCAAGGCCCCCTCAGCTGTTAAGTACTTGTTAAGACGATGGGGTATGCCAGTCCCAGTCGCCAACGCAACTGGATGTGCTTCGTGCATTTCCTGCATGACCTGCATATAAGCGGCAGACAGCATAATGCCCTTGACCGCAGCCCCATACTGGAAATGCCTGATGTCAGGAGGGGGGAAAGGAACCGTTTTCATGCCCTCAGGGGTGATGCCGGAAATGAAAGGCCCGAGCAGACACGCCTGAAGATCGGAGGTGGGCCAGTATGAGTACAACCTGTGTGAACCTGCCAACCATCCAGCATCGATACGCCTCATGCCGAAAGATTGTACAGTGTTAAGTGCAATCGCCCAGAGGTCATGGCAGTCCCAAATGCTGCAGTAACGCTGCATGGTTTCCCAGACATGCGCAGCACATATATGGCTTCCCATCCGCCCAAATTGGTACGGTGCATTATAAGCAACGCGAGGGTTGTTCATCGCTGGCCACAGTGCAGCAGCCCCGAGGCGGTGCCTGAATGGGTACTCATCAGAGATCAATGCACTGAGTACATCCAGCATAAACACCTCCGCTGCCGCCTGCACTCGGACATAGACGATATCGACGACAGCATTGGTCACCTCATTGCACATCCCATTGAGTGTTTCCACACTGTCCAGCTTGGCCGGCATGTTATGCACACCGGTCAGGTACCATCTAGAAGTTTTCATCTCACTCCCGTGTTCTGACAACAGACCATACCACATTAAGGCTGCCCTGAGGAGCACCGCCATTGGGTTATACCTTCTCTTCATCATAGCCCCAATGGCCAGCCTGGACCCAGGTGGGATGTCGCCACGCTTGACAGACATGTAGGTCTCCAGGCCCATCAATGCCCTTGCGGCTGCTTCATCAAACCCTGCATCAGTGACATCAAGTCCAGCCAACGCGGCATGCACTATGGGAGTCCGATACCCCCAGCTGTTCCCCTGTGACTGGCGACAGTGATTGGTGAAAGTGGTGACACACTTGACGTGCACCTCCTCTTGGTGCACGAACGGATCCATATCCGTCGATCCAGCCCACTGCACAAGCGTACGCAGACTAACCCCGTCTGACGTAACACAGCCTGCGACCTCTGTGTCTTTTGGTGGCATGATTGGCGGAAGCCAGCCTCCTTTGATGAACTGGCCACTCAGCTGCGAGTCTGCCTTGGAAAATCGAGCCGTTGGTTCAGATGCTCCCCACTCACCACGCTCTTGGGTGGGATGCAGGTCAGTGGTGACTACAATCACCCTGCCGGGCGGACCCCCAATCTCCTCGCGTATGAGGGCTCGCTCCGGTGGTTCACCAACCTCAGGGCGAACAACCCTGAAGCCGCGCTGTTGCAGCTCCTTCTGCAGCACAGCGCACTCATCCTGGTTGGCAACGGCAACAATGTCTGGGATCTCGCTGTCTCCCATGTCAGCCAATCTCTTCCCTCTGATTGCTGCCTCAGTGTGTTTCTCGTTGTCACCCATGGCGCGTTTTCTTTGCACTTGATAACAGTGATATGTTTTGTTTGAGTTTGAGTGATACTGTTTTTTGGAAATACTGTTTTCTCAGAACTGGAATGGGTACTCGCTGTTATAGCAGTTGCTTGTAGCTGTAATTGGGGTCCGGACTAGGTTCTTGACAACCACCAATTGATTCAGAGTAGAGACTTGGCTTACGCTTTTCACACACACAAATCAG